TGGATTAAAGAAAGAGAGGCTTGGGCTTCTCGACATTTTAGAGATGGAAAACAATTTAAAGATGATCCTACTCTTCAACCGAATATGTCTAATGTTGCTGGAGTGGTAGCACAAATAAAATGGGGTGTTATCGGCACTTTAGGTGAACAAAGAATGAAAGACGTCATTTTAGAATTGACAAAGAAGCAAGAAGGGAAGAAGAATATAGATATTAAACAAGTTTCTGAAACTGTGAGAACAGCCTTAGAAAAAAAGGTCAAAGATCACAATGAAGAAGTCAAGGATGCAAAAGTTGATTGGAACGCTAGAACAACTTTAGCTGAATTGATTAAGGTAATGGAAAGGGGAATAGGTGCTTATAAGACTAATCCTGAGAGTGTTCGACCAAGTGTCGGTTCACCTGAACAATGGGGTTATGCTAGAGTCAATTCCTTCCTTTTTGCATTACGGACAGGAAGATTTCAGGGTGGTAAACACGATACCGATTTATTACCAGAGGATCATCCAATGAAACCAAAGAAAGATGAGGAAAAACAAATGACAGATGAAATAAACAAACGCCATGTCATCGCTGTTTCTGAGGATGATGAGTCGGTGACAATTAAATTTGCTAAAGATCATGATGATGAGGAAATGATGCGTAGCAAAGAAGAAGATGACAAATCTTACGATGAAGAAGAAAAAGATATGCATGAAGAAGAAGAGAAAGCTGGTCATGAAGAAGAAGAAAAAGAAATGACCGATGAAGAAGAAAAAGCTGGGCATGATGAAGAAGAAAAGGAAATGGAAGAGGAAGAGAAACAAGATAAAGCCTCAACCAAACCTTTAGCATATAGACATTTTTCTCTTAAATCGGAAGAAAGTGAAATGATTGATGAAGAGAAAAGAACTGTAAGAATAGCTTTCTCCTCTGAACAGCCTTATGAAAGAGATTTTGGAATTGAAATCTTAGATCATGATAGAGCTAACTTAGAATTTATGGCTTCAGGAAATGCACCATTGTTATTAGACCATGATGCAACGAAGCAAATAGGAATTGTTGAAAACGCTTCAATCGACTCTGACAAGGTAGGAAGAGCAACAGTACGATTTGGAAAATCACCACTGGCTGAAGAAGTTTTTAATGATGTGAAGGATGGAATACGCAGAAATATTTCTGTTGGTTATGAAGTCTTTGATATGAAGGCACTTGAAAAAGCAAGTGACGATGAGGGATCATCAAAGCGTACTTTTAAAGTTGGCTTCAAGCCACTGGAAGCAAGCATTGTTTCTATTCCTGCTGATACGTCAGTTGGTGTAGGTCGATCTGCTTCTTTAACTAACAACAATAGAATAGAAGGGATAAAAACCATGTCCGAAGAAAAGACAGTAAATCCTAATGACGTTCTAAAAGCTGAAAGAAAAAGAGTTGATGAAATTTTAGCTTATGGCTCTGAGCATAACTGTAAAGACTTAGCTAACGAACACATCAAAAACGGAACTTCAGTTGAGGAATTCAAAGGGGTTTTATTAAACCAAATAAAAGACAAGCCATTATCATCTGCTAATGATGAGATTGGAATGTCTAAAAAAGAACAGAAAGAATATTCTTTATTCAAAATGATCAACGCACAACTCACAGGTCGTTGGGATGATGCAAGATTAGAAAGAGAATGTTCTGATGAGATCGCAAGAAAAGTTGGCAAATCATCAAGAGGTATTTATGTTCCAACAGAAATCTTTAAAAGAGATTTAACACAAGGAACTGCATCTGCTGGTGGTCATGTCACTCCAGACGTACACAGAGGTGATCTATTTATTGATGCATTAAGAGATGGTGCGAAAGTATTAGCATCTGGTGCAACAGTATTTAGAGGTCTAAAAGGCGATATCAAAATACCAAAACTAACAACTAAAGGTACAGTTGGTTTCGTTGCTGAAAATTCAGCAGTGTCAGAAACAAATCAGGCATTTTCGCAAGTAACCATGACCCAGCGTGACCTTGGTGGTTATGTAGATGTCAGCAGACAGTTAATGAACAACGCTGATCCATCTATTGAACAAATCATCAGAAATGACATGACTTCACAAATCGCATTAAAGATTGACGAAGTATCTTATGAAGGTGGTGGTTCAAACGAACCTCAAGGTATTATTGGAACAAGTGGCATCGGTAATGTTGCTATTGGTACTAATGGTGGTGCAATTACTTATGATGCAACTATTGATCTAATCAAAGAAGTAGCACAAGACAACGCACTAAAAGGCAATCTTGCTTACCATGTAACACCTGAAGTTGTTTATCAAATGAGAAAAACACCAAAGGTTGCTTCAACTGACTCTATGATGATCATGGATCAAGCTGATGCACTTAATGGTTATTCTGTATTCCAGTCATCTGTTTTACCTAAAGACTTAACTAAAGGAACATTATCAGCCACAGCTCATGCGATGATCTTTGGTAACTGGGCAGACCTATTAGTAGGTTTCTACTCAGGTCTTGATGTACTTGTTGATCCTTATACAGGTAGTTCGGCTGGAACTGTTCGACTTGTATTTTTCCAAGGTGTTGATATTGCAGTAAGACATCCAGAGTCTTTCTCAGCAATCTTAGACATTGACGAGACTGCATAATTAATAACTAAATAAGCCAGCATCCTTTTTGGGTGCTGGCACTTAAAAACATGAAAATAAAATTATTAGAAAATATTAGCTTAGACGGAAAATCATATAAGGCTGATGATGTTGTGGAGACTGCTGATAATAATGCCAATCAATTAATTAAGATTGGAAAAGCATTACCATCAGAGTCACAAAATAAATCTATTGGCTTAAAGACTTCCAAACCCAAGAAAAAATTAGAGGTCAAAGATGAAGAAATTGAACCTTCCTCTAGTGATAATTACTTGGACTGACTCTGGCTATTCCGATGCTTCGTGGATAGAAGCAAAAACTCGTTTAAAAAAACCGATGCCAACTGCTGTCTCTGTGGGTTGGCTTTACAGTAAAACAAAAGAAAAAGTGATCTTATTCTCTGCTTGGTGTAGTCTTGATGGAAAATATGAAGATGGTTGTGAAGGATCATTACAAGAGATTGCAACTAAAAATATAAAGGATATAAAAGAAATATCATGGCAGTAGAAACAGCAGACGACAGATTAATATTATTATCAACGGATGATTTTGGAGTCACAGCAACAGTCACTCCTAGTGGTGGAGCTTCATCTAATATCAAAGTCATTTTTGATAATGAATATATTGAAGCAGATATTGGTTATGCTGGAGTTCAATCTACTCAACCAAAATTTTTAGCCAGATCAGCAGATATTACTTCTTTAACAGAGGGTGATACAGCAGTGATTAATTCAACAACTTATTACATTCAAACCATTCAACAAGATGGTACAGGAATGAGTGAAGTCTTTTTGAGGGTGGCTAGCTAATGGCACATCAAAGAAAAACAATTAGAGATAATGTGATCACAACCCTGACTGGATTATCGACCACAGGATCAAATGTCTTTAATACCAGAATACTTCCTAATTTAGAGACCAACCTTCCCTGTTTAAATGTTTATACAATTTCTGAGTCTAGTGAAGAAATAGACTTCTTATCCATTCAAAGAGATTTACTCTTAGAAGTAGATGGATATGCGAAAAATTCTTCTACGTTAGAAGATGATCTTGATACGATTGCACAAGAGGTAGAAGATGCCTTGGGTGCAGACGTAACAAGAAATAACACAGCTTATGATACTTTTCTGTCATCAACAGAAATGGACTTATCCTCAGATGGTGATATACAGATGGGTGTTGTAAGACTTCAATTTACTATTCGTTATAGAACTGCTAAAACGGATAGTGAAAGTCATTCATAAGAAAGGAATAAAAAAATGGCAACTATTTATGGCAATAATGGCGAGGTGAAAGTGTCTACCACTGCTGTTAGTGAGGTGAAAAGCTGGAGCTTATCCATCTCTCGAGATCAAATTGAGGACACTAGCATGGGAGACGATGCCAAGACCTTCGTTTACGGAAAAACAACTGCATCAGGAACGATTGAAGTTCACTTTGATGATGACGATACAGCACAAGGAAATTTAAGAGATGCTGTTCTGAACGGAACAACAGTCACCTTAAATCTTTATACTGCTAATAGTGCAACATCTGGAACTGATTATTATACTTGTACAGCTTTAATTACATCATCTGATATTTCTGTAGAGATGGACTCTATCGAAGGCAGAACGCTTAATTTTACAGCAACAGGTGCAGTGACTAAGAGTTCGGTAGAATAAGATAAATGAGAGAAATAGATAAGTTAAAAGAGCAATATCAAGGCTCTAATAAATTAGAGTTATCTATCCCTGAGTTAGGAAATGAAAAATTTTATTGTCAACCTTTGACTGTAAAAGATGCACAAAAAATTCTCACTTTCTTTAATGACAAAAAAGAATTTGAGGGTTTAGTTGAATGTGTCATGAAATTACAAAGGGAAGATGGTTCATCTGTTTTCTTAGCGTCAGATAAAAATACATTGATGAATGAAACGCCTATGAAATTCATTCAAAAATATGGAAACGAGATAGCTCAATATTATTTATCAGAGATTGGTGATGCACAGTTAAAAAAAAACTCTTAAATGACAACTTTTTATTTAATTGTTTTCAACTTGCTGAACTCTTAAACAAAACTTATCATGAAATCCAACAAATGGATTTTTATGAATTTCAGCTCTGGTTTGCATATCTTGAGATAAAGAAAAGAGAAAAAGGAAGTGACAAAAGACGTTAAATTTAAAATAACGGCAGTTAATAAAACGCAAGGTGCGTTTGCAACTGTCGGAAGTTCTTTAAAAGGTCTCACTAAATCTCTATTTAGTTTCAAGTCTGCGATTGTAGGTGCTGTTGGTATTGGTGGTTTAGGATTACTTGCCAAAAAATCTCTTGAAGCTACTGATCGAATTGGAAAATTATCTAATGTTTTAGGTATTGGCGTCAAAGAACTTCAGGCTTTTAAATTAGCATCAGAAATCGGTGGAGTTGAATTTGAGACTTTTGCTAAAGGTGTTAAAAGACTAACCGATAACTTTGGAGACTTTCAGCAAGGTGTTGGTGAAGCTAGCAAAGCATTTCAAGATTTAGGTATTACTCAAGCCGATGCGAATGACCTGTCAGGGGATCAAGTTGCCATTCTTGGTCTTGTGGCTGATCGTTTAAAATTAGTTGAGAATGATACTGACAAATTAAAAATAGCTACTGAAATATTTGGTGGTAGAGCATCCGATCTTATTAATGTTTTAGATGGTGGTTCGGAAGCCTTACAAGGTTTTATTGATGAGTCTCAAAGATTTGGTGCATTAAACCAAGCACAAGTCAAAGCAGTTGAAAATTTAAATGATAGTTTTGCGAGATTAAGAACTGCATTATTTAATATAGTTAATCAAGTCGTTGCCAATTTATCTCCAGCATTAACAGCAGTTGTAGATCGTTTTAGAGATGTTTTAACTGGAACAGATGATGCTCATTCTGGCATTAAAGAATTTGGAATAAATGCTACAAAAATTTTATTTAGTTTTGCAGTTGCTTCAGTAGAATTTGCAGAAAAAGTCGTTAATGGATTTTTAGAAATAAAAGATAAAGCAGAGGATTTAGTTGATGTTTTAAAATTAGATTTTGAAGCAATAGAAGATCAAGCAGACAAAGTAGATTTTTCATTAATAATTGCATCTTTAAATAAATTTGAACAGCAAGTATTTGCTAGTATTACAACCAATGAACAATTTAAAGAGTCTTTTGGAAAAACAGAGGAAGAAGTTTCTGAAGGCGTATCAAGAATGGAAGATGCGTTTGATGGTTTTGGTGCTGGTCTTACTAACAATTTAAGCACAACAACTTTTGATCGATTTAGAGAAGCAGGACAAAAATCATTTAACGCTTTAAATAAAGCCTTATCAGATTTTGTGATGACTGGAAAATTAAATATGCAATCATTAAAAGAGGCGATTATCCGATCATTAGTAGATGCTTTAATTGGTGAGGCAGTATCATCAGCAATTAAAAAAGCTAAAACA